TGTTTCAAGTTAAAGATTCTGAAGACTGAGATAATCAAGACTAAGAACTACAACTTGTTGGTGTGTCCAGAGTGTTGGGACCCAGACCATCCGCAGTTGCAGTTGGGTATGTATCCAGTGGATGACCCACAGGCTTTGAGGAATCCTCGTCCTGATAGAAGTTATACGGTTTCTGGTTTGTTAGCGGATGGATATAGCGGCGGTGGTAGCCGAGTCTTTCAATGGGGCTGGAATCCTGTTGGTGGGGCAAGCAGTTTTGATGCGGCGTTGACACCAAATAATTTGAATTTGGTTGTACAACTTGGTACAGTAACGGTTAGCGTAACTTAGGAGTTAAAAATGGACAAGAAACAGGTCAAAGCAATTGCTGACACAGAAGCCAAAAAAATGGTTAAAGGTCACGAAGGGCGTATGCACAAGATGGCTAAAGGCGGTGTAACAACCGACATGATGAAATCTATGGGGCGTAACTTGGCTCGTGTTGCAAATCAAGGGGGTAAGTAATGGCTAAATTCAGTATGAAACAAGGCGGCAAAGAAGTTGGCGATGCCAGCGTCTATGCACAGCCACACGATATGTCGGGTAAGAAAATGACCAAGGCTCCAGTGGAGTTTGGTACAAACCCCGGCTTCCCTCCCAATCGCAGTAAGTTAGACACGATGGATGTCAGCATTGGCGCTATTAGCAAGTCTGCTGGTAACGAGCCTGTTAAAACCGACGGCATCAAGATGCGTGGTACTGGCTGTGCTACTAAAGGTGTTATGTCTAGGGGTCCGATGGCATGACCTATTCCGAGTTAGTAACGGCAATTCAGACCTATACGGAGAACAACTTTCCGTCTACCACTTTGGCGGATAGCACAGTTGTAACTTCAACGACTCAGATTAACCGTCTGATTACACAGGCTGAACAACGCATTTACAACACGGTACAGTTTCCGTCTATTCGTAAGAATCAATACACCGCCATCACTGCTAACAACAAATACATATCGCTACCAAGCGACTTTCTTTCTGTCTACTCTTTGGCGTTGGTAACGGGGGCTACGGGTAGCCCAATTAATTTAGATACAGGCACGTTTGAGTATTTGCTAAACAAAGACGTTAACTTCATTCGACAGGCGTATCCAACTCCTAACAGTACGGGTGAGCCAAAATACTACGCCTTGTTTGGTCCAACTATTGTCAGTTCAGCAATTACAAATGAGTTGTCTCTTATTCTTGGGCCAACCCCAGATGCCGCTTATTACGTAGAACTGCATTATTACTATTATCCAGAGTCAATCACCACAGCTGTAACTACATGGTTGGGAGATAACTTTGATACGGTTCTCTTGTATGGTTCGCTAGTAGAGGCGTACACGTACATGAAAGGTGAGCAAGATTTAATCGTGCTTTACGACACTAAGTACAAGGAAGCATTGGCCTTGGCTAAACGCCTCGGAGATGGTATGGAGCGTAGCGATGCTTACCGTAGTGGTCAGTATCGTGAAGCTCCTCTGCCACAGAACACTGGAATTAGATAATGGCGTTCACAGGCAACTTCACCTGCAATACGTTTAAGACGGGCTTGATGAACGGCACGTTTAACTTTACGTCTGGTAGTTTTTATTTGGCGTTGTATACCAACTCAGCCACTCTTAATGAAGACACAACTGCATACACTGCTACGGGCGAAGCGTCTGGTGGCAACTATGTAGCGGGCGGTAATTTATTGACAATAGCCCAAGTCCCAACGGTAGGTAATGGGGACACAGCCTTTATTTCGTTTGATAACACCTCATGGACGGGCGCTATTACTGCACGGGGTGCGTTAATCTATCTAGGGGGTGGGGGAAATCCAGCAGTTTGTGTATTAGATTTTGGTGCAGATAAGACTTCTACAGCCACATTCACCGTACAATTCCCAGCAGTCACTAATACGTCAGCAATTATAAGGATTACGTAATGTTAGTAACAACCACTAAAGGCGACATGGACGATTCTTTGCTTGAAAAGCGAGAAGGAACCGTGGATAACGACAACGAACTTACCACATGGGTGGAGTACTGGTTAGAGGGTGAACTTGTTCATCGTTCTGCACATGTAACTTTGAAAAAAATGCCCACTTTTGCCGGTGGCGAAACCGCTTCTTTAGCATAAAGGAAATATCATGGCTAATACCCAATCAATGACAACCTCGTTTATGGGCGAGTTAATGACTGCGACTCATAATTTTGGTACTGCACCAACCCGTGGAACAAGCGCAACCGACTCCTTTAAAGCGGCTTTGTATCTGGCATCTGCTACTTACAACGCATCTACTACGGCATATTCGGCAACTGGAGAAGTCTCTGGTACTGGGTACACCGCAGGCGGCATAGCGGTCACGGCTGCAACTCCTCCTACAGCGACCAACGCATCTACTACGGCGGGCGTGGCGTTCTTTACGCCTTCAGCTTCGCTTGTCTACACAACAGTTACCCTCTCTACTGCGTTTGATGCGGTGTTAATTTATAACTCTTCGCAGAGTAATAAAGCGGTTTCTGTTCATACCTTTGGTAGTCAGACCATTACTGCGGGCACGTTCACTTTAACGATGCCAAGCAATACCACTACGACTGCTTTACTGCGCTTAGCTACAACATAAGCGGAGGGCGGCTAGACGCCGCATAAACCATGTTTGGTACCTCCGCATTTGCTGAAACCTCGTTTGCCGCCTTACCAGCGGCGTCGTCAAGCAATGTAACAGTTGCGCTGACAGGGGTAGTTGCGTCTGGTGCGGTAGGTACAGTAATTGCCGTAGGCGGTGATTTAACAGTTGCGCTGACAGGCGTAGTTGCTTCTGGGTTTGTTGACACTGTAGTAGCAAATAATACACAAACCCTTTCTGGCGTTAGTGCATCTGGTTCTGTAGGGACAGTAACTCCGTCAAGGACGGTAGCCTTAACAGGCGTTCAAGCAACGGGTAGCGTTGGTGATGTCACAGAGACAAATAACCCTACTGAAGACGGTACTCAAGCCACTGGTTCTGTAGGCACAGTAACACCGAATACAACCATAGCGTTATCTGGCGTATTTGCTTCTGGCTCTGTTGAGACAACGATAGCCAGCACCACTGTCAATCTTTCTGACGTTAGTGCGACCGGGGCGGTTGGCACTGTAAGTACAGGCGGTGATGTAACTGTAGCGTTATCTGGTGTTTCCGCCGCTGGGCTTGTTGGTACTGCAACACCTAATACATCCGTTGCTATTTCTGGTGTATTTGCTTCTGGCTCTGTTGAAACAGTTGTCCCAAGCGCTTCTATAGCCTTAACAGGCGTATCTGCTTCTGGCGATGTAGGCACAGTTACAGATTCTACAGATGTTCCAGAGATAGGGGATGCCGCCACGGGGTCAGTTGGAACTGTTACCCCTAATCTGTCTATTGCTCTATCTGGCGTTTCTGCTTCTGGCGATGTAGGCACAGTAACCCCCGTATCTAGCGTAGATGTTGCCGTTTCTGGAGTATCTGCTTCTGGCGATGTAGGCTCCGTTTCTAACGGTGGGGTAACGGTTGCGCTATCGGGCGTTGCTGCGGCGGGCAATGCCGAAACACCCACCGCTAACATAAACATAGCCATTTCGGGTGTAAGTGTTGCAGGTTCAGTTGGCTCGGTTGCGCAAACAGCTTCCCCACAACTTAGTGGCACGGCTGCCGCAGGTTTAACAGGGACACTGACACCTAATTTCTTTGTTCCAATACCGTCTGAACAAACCGTAACGTGGGTAAACAACAGTTCAAATGCGGTAACTTGGACAAATAACAGCAGTAGTGTTTTATCGTGGGTTAATCCTAACGGCCCATCTATAACAGGTTCTGTTGGGTATGTAATTGCCATCCAAGTTCTAACCGGCAACAACGCATCTGGCGCGGTTGGATCGGTAGTTAAAAATGTCTCCGTAGCGTTGTCTGGTGTAACCGCTTCGGGGTTGACTGGAGCAGTAACAACATACTGGAATCTGATTGACGACAGCCAAATGGCAAATTGGGGCGCTATAAACAACTCGCAAACCTCAACATGGACAGCTATTGATGACTCTCAAACGGCTTCATGGTCTGCGGTAAACAACACACAAACCCCTGCATGGTCTACAATTGATGACAGCGAAACAACAAACTGGCAAGTAATTGACACGGTAACTTAAATCATGGCAGTACCATACACGTTTGCTACAGCTTCTGGAACCATCCCGCTAGCACAGCTGGATTCTAATTTTGCCACACCTATTAACTTAGGGAGCACTTCTGCTGCTTTAGGCGACACAGTAACCAGCTTAACATGGACAGATACGCAAACTTTTAATGGGTCAACATCCGCGTTTGCCTCGATCCTTGCAAACGCAGCAGAAACAACAAATATCGTAGCTGGGGCAATTAACTCAACACCTACAACTTATTTTAATACAGGCGCAGTGCAATATTACACAACTGACGCCAGCGCCAATTGGACACAAAATTTAGCTTTTAGTTCCAGTGCGACTTTAAATTCTGCTTTAGCGGTTGGGCGGGCAGCCACTATAGCAATTTTAACAACTCAAGGTTCTACGGCATACTACATGAACGGCACATTAACAATTGATGGCTCTTCAAGCGGAGTCACAACCCGCTGGCAAGGCGGCGGCGCACCAACAAGCGGTAACGCTTCAGGCATTGATTTGTACACGTACACAGTCATAAAAACCGCAGCTACACCGACATATTTAGTTTTAGCAAGCGTTACGCGGTTCTAATATGCCTACTATTATTACTCGTGGTGCTGGATCAGCGAAAGGTTTTGGGTTTGCTTCTTCTGCAAGTCCTTATGTTTTTAGAGGATTCCAAACTCCAGCGTATATGGGCACTCCCACAGGGTTTTTTATGGGTGGAATTGTTTGTAACGCAGCGGGGTTGTTTGTTGCTGTTGGGTATGACCTTGGGGGTGCCCCTCAATATGCTACTTCGATAAACGGTTCGAATTGGACAACACCGTCACTAATGAACGGCAGCAGTGCTGTTGCTCGTATGAAAAGCGTAGCAATTAACTCGTCTGGACTTTTTGTAGCGGTTGGGTATAACTCCAGTAATTTTCCTGTATACGCTACATCTTCAAACGGTTCTACATGGACTACGCCAGCACTTATGAATGGCAGTTCTGCTGTTGCGCTTATGCAGTCTATAACGGTTGATTCAACCGGTCTTTTTATGGCTGTTGGGTACGACAGTACATCGAGTTCCGTTTACCCTGTTTACGCAACATCGTCTAATGGAAGCACTTGGACTACTCCGGCGCGTATAGGTACCGCTATTATTTCTGTAGGAATGGGTGTCGCAGTAAATTCTTCTGGCCGTTTTGTGATGGTTGGTTATCAGTTCAACTCAGGCGCTGCCACTTACGCATACTCATCAAACGGTGGAGCAACTTGGAGTGCTATTGCTCGAATGGCTGGAGTAACAACTTTCGGCAATAACATTTTTAAAGTAGCTGTTAGTTCTTCAGGTACTTGGACTGCAATTGGTTATTCACAAACAAACAACTCCGCCATATATGCAAATTCTACTAATGGAGGAATTAATTGGACCGCTCCAGCAGCTATACCTGTTAGCAGTGGTACGTGTGAAATGAACGGCCTCACAGTTAGCCCATCTAATGTTTTTATGGCCGTAGGAAATACAGGCTCTGGAGCAGTTAACCCCACCGGCTATCCAGCATACACAACGGCTACTACAGGATCTAATTGGACTACGGTTACAACTATGAATAACAGTACGACAACAGCATATATGCAAGCGGTAGCCGTTAATAGTGCAGGCCAATACTCTGCTGTTGGGTACAACAGTAGCACTTACGGTGTTGGCGTACTGTCAAACTAATTAGGAGATAACAATGACATTAGCACTATACGACCGAGTACAAGAAACCGCTACGGCTAATACAACCGTTAGCTTTACGCTGACCGGCGCAGTCACGGGCTTTCAAACATTTGCTGTTGTTGGTAACACAAACACTACGTATTATTCAGCTACAGATTCATCGGGTAACTGGGAAGTTGGGGTTGGTACATATTCAACTACTGGCCCAACGCTGACACGCACAACTATTTTGTCTTCTAGTAACTCTAATGCAGCAGTTACCTTCTCTGGTACGGTTAATGTGTTTGTTACATATCCGTCAGAAGTAGTGATGTACCTCAATTCAGTAGTAACAACAGCCCAAGGCTGGAACATGATTTAAAGGAGTTTTTATGGCAGCAAATACAGCACCAATTTTTTCAAACGCAGGAGCAATTAGTTTAGGAACAGCCATCGGTACATCGGTTGTTACTGATTACATTGGTACAGGCGCAAACAACGTAGTAGCGTTCACGGCTAATGCAACTAACGGGGGATTTGTACAACGTATTCGTTTTAAAGCGGTAGGTACAAACGCTGTGTCTGTTGCTCGTATTTATATAAACAACGGGTCAACTAATACCACAGCGGCAAACAACACGTTTTATGGTGAATTGTCTTTACCTGCTACAACTGCTTCAACAACTGCGGGTACGGTTGATGTTGATTATCCATTAAACTTTGCTTTACCTGCGGGGTACAGAATTGTTATTGGTATTTCTGCGGCTACTGCTCTTGCATCAGGCTGGACCCCAACGGTAATTGCTGGCGCATACTAATGCTTGACCTAAACAATCTTCCAACAAACCAGAAGGTTGATAAGCAAACGTTTTACGCTAATTCTCAAACGTCTGGAGCAGGATGGGCAACTTGGGCTAAACCCAGAGGCGTTAATTTTATTTCTATGATTGTTTTTGGTGGAGGCGGCGGAGGCGGCGGAGGGTTTCTTGGCACGGCTGGAGCTGGTACTGCTGGCGGTGGTGGTGGCGGAGCTAGTGGAACGTCTTCGGTTTCACTATTCCCTGCATGGATGTTGCCAGATATACTGTATTTATCTGTGGGTATTGGAGGCGCTGGTGGAGCCGCTGCAACTGCTGGAACCGCCGGAGTTGCTTCATTTGTAGCAATTTATCCAGATACAGGGTTACAGGCAAATAATATACTAATTAGAGCTAACAATGGAAACGGCGGAAATGCGGCGGCAACTGGCGGGACGACGCAGGGAGCGGCAGCGACCTCAACAATTGCTACTTCGTGTCTAGCGTCTATAGGATTTATGTATTCGTCAACGTCTGGGTCTGTAAGCGCCGTTGGAACAGCAGGCGGTGGCGGGGGTACTAATGGTGTTAGCGGAACTAATGTAACCTTTTCAACTACCATATTGATAGGCGGCTCTGGTGGCGGAGGCTATGCTAGTGCTGCAAATAATGGTGGTGGTAACGGCGGAAATATTACGCTTACAGCCGGGGTTTCATCAACTGTTAGTGGTGGTGCTGGAGGAACATCGGCAGGAACAGCGGGGCTAGATGGCTCCAACGGATTTCAAAAATTTTTTAATTTGTCATTTTTTGCAGGCGGTGCTGGTGGCGGCGGTGCTGGTCAAGGAGCGACAGGTAACACGGGGCTTACAGGAGGCAATGGCGGCGCTGGACCGTATGGTTGCGGTGGTGGTGGTGGTGGCGGTGGGTTTACGGGTTCTGCTGGCAGTCTTGGCGGTAAGGGTGGTGATGGTTTGGTAATAATTACTGCGTGGTGATATATGCTTGATTTAAATAATTTACCAACCAATCAAAAAGTTAATAGACAAATATTTACCCCTACTACGCAGGATATAACTGCAATTTGGGGTACATGGGTAAAGCCTCGCGGTGTTAATTTTATAAAAATTATTTGTCTTGGTGGAGGCGGCGGAGGCGGCGGAGGGTTTCTTGGCGCGGCTGGAGCTGGTACTGCCGGAGGCGGTGCTGGTGGCGGCTCTGGTTCCCAATCCATAATGACTTTTCACGCATGGATTCTTCCCGATATTTTGTATCTTTCCGTTGGCTGTAGCGGCGTGGGGGGCGCTGCATCAACAAATGGAACAGCAGGACAAAATTCAACTGTTTCAATTTATCAATCCGCACTAGGTCCCAATGTACTTTGTTATGGTCAGGGAGGATCGGGGGGAACAGCGTTGGTGACGGGGGGCGCTGGAGGTACGGGGGGAATAGTGCCAACAGCGGGTAGTGCAACCGTGGCTCAAGCTGGATCTGGATATAGAACTGGTGTAACTCAAATAGGCGTTGCAGGACAATCTGGTGGTAATGGTGGCAATAATGGCGGAGTAGGTACAGGTTTAACTTTGCCGACTAGTGGGCTTATTGTTATGGGGGGATGTGGTGGAGGCGGGTATGCCTCCGCAGCAAATTCTGCTGGCGCTACTGGTGGAGTAATCTCACCTTCTTTAGCGCCTTACCCAAATCAACCAACTGCGGCTGGAGGAACATCGGCAGGAACAGCAGGGGCAAACGGCTCAAATGGAATGCAAGCTATACCAAATTTGCCATTTTTTTATGGCGGAGCAGGTGGCGGCGGAGCAGGTCAAGGTGCTACTGGAAATACTGGACTTACAGGCGGCGCAGGGGGTAAAGGCGCTTACGGCTGCGGCGGAGGTGGTGGTGGCGGTGGGTTTACGGGTTCTGCTGGCAGTCGCGGTGGTGATGGTGGTGACGGTCTTGTAATTATTACTTCATGGTGATTTATGCTTGATTTAAATAATTTACCAAACAATCAAAAAGTAGATCAGCAGATTTTTTATACCAATGCTCCAACATCTGGTACTGTAAGATGGGCGGTTTGGAATAAATCAAGGGGTGCTGGATTTATTCATATTTTTGCTCTTGGTGCAGGTGGTGGTGGTGGCGGCGGCTTCGCTGGCGGTGCAGGTGCAGCAGGTGGCGGCGGTGGGGGAGCTTCAGGCGGGTTTGCTAGTGCTTTCTTTTTAGCCGCTGATTTGCCTGATGTGCTTTATGTAGCAGTTGGAAAAGGTGGCGCTGGCGGAGCAGTTGGTGGTGGCGGTGGGGGAGCTTCTGGACCTACCTACATAGCTATTTATCCAGATGATACTTCTAACAATCTTTTCTTGTTAAATATAAGTACTGGCAATGGTGGTGGCGCTGGTAGCGCTGGAGCAGGTGGAACGGCGGGAACCACTTCTTCTAATATTGCTTTAGCAAATCAATGTTTAGCTGGATTAGGAAGTTTTTATTCTACAGCTACAGGATCTGTAGGTGTTGCTGGACAGGCGGGTAGTGCTGGCGGAGGAATTAGCGGCAACGCGGGTAGTAATATTACTTATCCAACAACTGGGGCAATTACTTGTGGCGGGGGTGGTGGAGGCGGGTATGCAACTGCAAATGGCTCGGGTGGCAATGGCGGAAGAATGACTACTGTTATTGCAGGTTGGCCTACAACCGCAATATCTAATGGAGGTTCTGCTGGAGGCGGAGCAGGAGACAACGGCTCAAACGGTTTTCAGGTGTTTCCAAAAATGATGTTGTTTATTGGGGGCGCTGGAGGCGGGGGCGCTGGTCGACATCTTCCGCGCCGAGGAGCACTCCTGCCTGCTCGGCACCGACGCGGTGCGCGACGGCGGGTTCGGTGGCGGCCCCCCCCTCGGTGGGGGCGCGGCAGGCGGCCCCCGGGTTGCCCCCCCCGCCGCGCCAGTCTTTGT